GCCTTGTGACGAGAACATCATGTGCATTTCCGAGCAGGAGCGCCTTGACTCCCTAGAGGGCAAGCACTACTCCCTTGCGTCTTTTGATTACGCTCTGCCTCATTGGGTGAAGTTCAACAACACAGCCATTGAAGAAATGACTAAGCGAATACAACCTAAAGACTTTATTTGTGTAATTGGTGGACGAGCACACAAAGTAATTGCTGATGCCTTTCCTAATCATATGACCGTAGAGTTTGAAGTTGGTTATGGTGGAACCTTTGCCAAATACAAAGTGTTTGAATCCTACGCTTGGATGCATGTTTGTTACGGAGCAGCAGTAACTAACCCTAACGATGTAGATGGTCAATTCTTTGATGATGTAATCCCAGGTCACGTGGACATTAAAGATTTCCCCTTTAGAGAAACTCCTGATGACTACTACTTTTTCATGGGACGGTTAATTGACCGTAAAGGCTACCAAGTAGCGGTAGATGTCTGTAGACACCTAGGAAAACGTTTGATAGTGGCTGGGCACGGCACAATACCTGATTATGGTGAGTACGTGGGCGTTGTAGGTACAGAAGAACGAGCCAAACTAATGGGTGGCGCAATAGCCTCTTTTGTACCTACTATTTACACAGAACCATTTGGATTAGTTATGGCTGAAGCAATGGCATGTGGTACCCCTGTAATAACCACAGACTGGGGCGCTTTTCCTGAAAATGTAGTTCAAGGGGTCACTGGTTTTCGTTGTCGGACATTACAAGAATTTATTGAGGCTGCTGAAAAGGCTCCAAGCCTTGACCGCAAAGCCATTAGAGAGTATGCAGTTAACCGCTTTGGGCTAGATGTCAATGCTTTGCTGTATGATAGATACTTCAACCGTCTTTTGTCCCTTTGGGGCAAAGGATTCTATGAACTTAAAGAAGGAACCCTAAATGGAACTACAAACTGATGACCTTATCAACGGTCTACTTGAAGAAGTAAAGCGCCTTACCCTTGAAAACATTGCTTACAAGGCAGCATTACAGAAACTGCAAGCAGTCCCTATGGGTGCAATGCCCGATACAGAAGAGTAAATGCACAGTTCACACCCAATTTATAGAGCACTAGTTACTTACTCCAGTTCAACAACTGGAGAGATTCGTGTGAAGATTCCAGCATTGCTGGGCGCTGACTCTGAAGTAACAATCTCTTATATTGCCCGAAAAGCACATAGTGGTGTTTGGAGTGTTCCTACCGCTGGAGACCAAATAGTAGTTACGTCAGATGACACTAACTTAACCAATGTGTTTTGGTTACGCACAGACATATAAGGTAAACTATAACTATGACAAGAAAATACTCTTATTACCCCAGTTTTGACGGAAAAAAGGCACAGCCTGGTACAGAAAAATTGGCTGCGCTTTGTGCGGCTAGGTGGAAAACCAAGAATTTGGGGATTTATTCCCCCCGATTGATGAGAAATTCTAAGACCGAGGGTAAGAAAATTGGTGACCCTGGCATGGAAAAGTATTTAAGTGTTCATGCTACTGGAGCCGCTGTAGACATCGGGTATGACGACCGCAAGGTTGGCGTTGCCATGTGGGACTGGTTTATTAAATATACTTTAGAACTTGGTATTGAAGAAATCCATGACTACGCCTTTGACAAAGATGTCAAAGATGGGAAACCTGGCTATGGAAGAGGCTTCCGTTGCTCAAGAGGCGAAAATTCTAAAGGCATAAAATTATTTACCGTTGACGATAATGCTGGTTCATTCGGGGGCAAGTGGTTGCATTTAGAATTATCTCCTGAAATGGCAAAAGATGCTGCAAAATTTGAAGCAGCGTGGCGGGCACTCCCTAAGCCTGAGTAAGGTAAAATAGCCGTATGGCAGATAACTTTGGCGGATACTATGCCGCTCAACGAGAAGAAAATAAACGTCAACGTGAAGTTGGTGAACTTCTTAAACAACGCCGTTTGCGTGAAGCCCGTGGCGAAGAGATATCTGAAGAAGAACAACAACAGTACGAACAACAAATAGAATCTCGTACATTTGGTGCTTACCAAGTAACACCTCTTGCAAACAAACCTGAAAACTATGGTCGTGGTCCAAGCAAGAGTACTCGTGTAGTTGCCCATAAGTTTGTACCAGGTTCTAGGAGTACTGACCAATTGTTGGGTCGTAAAGTAATCAATTCTGGTACTGTCTATGTAAAGTTTGCTCGCCCTTCTAAACAACAGGGTGGCGATGCAACCTATAAGTATACTAATGTACCTGTTGCTATCTACGAATCTTTTCGTGGTGCAAACTCAAAAGGGCGTTTTATTAACAACCCTCTAGAGTCTTATGGCTATTCAAGAGTTTCACCTAGCAGTGAAGAGTATGGAAGATTTTGTTCTGATTTGTAAATAATATGAAAAAGTTAATTGGTTATGGCTCACTGAGCCTTTTTGTTGCATCATTCCTACTATCACCCGTAGCATTCATTCTTTGGGGTTCTCAAGGTATTTGGCTTTGTGTCATTACCGCTAATACATTTGGGCGCATTGTCTTAAAAGACACACTCAATACTCTGCAAGTTGTTGGTCCTGTTTACTGGATTACTCGTGACTATGTCCCTAAAGGCACACGCTTTGCAAGTATTGGATTTATGAAGCAGATTGATGAACCATGGCGTGTAGGTACAGGTCTTCATTTAAACTTGTGGAAGCGCACTTTTCAAATTGGTATCTGCCATAAACAGCATTACATAAACTCTTTAGATGGTGAACTGTCTGTTGTTGGTGGTAGGTTGATGGACACAGCCCCTACAGAAATCGGAGCATGGTAATGATTTGGAAGCGCAGTGCCCCCACTAAAGAACTTCACCCCCGCATTAAGAAGTTAGACACCCCATCACTTCTGTCATGGATGGACACCACATTGATGAGCGTGGGCATGGCTTATGACGGTTGGCGTTACAAAGACAAATCTCCTGAGCAGGTAAACGAGGCACTAGATGTCTTGAATGACCTTTGGGAAGAAATTTCTAATAGAAGCATTGACAAATAGGTCTACCTAAATGCTAATATGACAAGAACGAAGATTTCGGTGTTCCCTTTCCACCGAGTCTTCTAGGGGGTCCCACTTTCTTCCCTCCTGTGTGGGGCCCCCGACTTCGCCCTTCGTGTATGCTTTAATACGTGACAGTACTTGATGAATCAGAAATTGAAGAATACGAGCAAGCGGACGACCTTGATGAAACCTCCGCCGAGTTTCTTGACAACCTAGTTAAAAGGTTAATTGTTTTTACAGAGGAATTCTGTGACGTTGAGTTTTTCCCGTATCAAGTGCCCATTGCCTACCGTTTGATTGAATCCATTGTTATTGGTGATGGTGAAGAAATAACTGTGGTTGCAACCCGTCAGTCAGGTAAATCAGAAGTTCTTTCTAATGTCTGTGCGTCCCTTATGGTTATCCTTCCTAAGTTGTCTAAGGTCTATCCAACATGGCTATCTAAGTTTGACAAAGGGTTCTGGGTTGGGGTGTTTGCGCCAACTGAAGACCAAGCCGATACCGTCTTTGGTCGTATCGTTTCAAAACTGACAAGTGAACATGCACTTCAGTTCTTACTTGACCCTGAGATTGATGACAAAGCAGCCTCTGGTGGTTCTCGTGGTAAAGGTAAACTAATTAGTTTAAAGAACGCTGGTTCACTCTGCCGTATGCAGACATGTAACCCTAAGGCAAAGATTGAGTCTAAGACTTACCACTTCGTCCTTATTGACGAGGCTCAGGAAGCCGATGAGACCATGATTGCTAAGTCAATCAAACCCATGCTGGCGTTCAACAACGGTTCTATCTGCCTTACTGGTACCGCTACTCGGTACAAATCTTATTTCTACAAAATGATTCAGTACAACAAACGTAGGTCTGTAGGTGGTAAATCAAAGCGCCAGCAACACTTTGAGTATGACTGGAAGGTAGCGGCTAAATACAACAAGAACTACCTAAACTTTATTTCTAAAGAAAAACTCCGTATTGGGGAAGACTCAGACGAATTCCAGATGTCTTATTGCAACCGTTGGATTCTTGAAAAAGGTATGTTTGTTACTGAAGAGCGCCTAGACCGTATGTACGATGCCTCCATGAATGTTGTGAAACAATGGTGGCGTACACCCGTTGTGGTTGGCATTGACGTAGCCCGTTCAAATGACTCCACGGTTGTAACAGTCGTTTGGGTTGATTGGGACCATCCAGACCCATTTGGGTTCTATGAGCACCGTATTCTCAACTGGCTTGAGATTAACAACGAGGAATGGGAATCTCAATATTTCCAGATTATTGACTTCCTGCGCAATTATGACTGTATGCGCATTGGTGTGGACTCACAAGGTGTCGGTGGCGCTGTCGCAGAGCGTCTACAACTTCTTCTTCCTGATATTGAGGTTCTTGCAGTTACCTCAGATGCCAAGAATCAAAATGAACGTTGGGTGCACCTAACAGAACTCATTCAGCGTGACCAACTTGTAATTCCTGGACATTCTAAAGCCCGCAGAATACGAAACTGGAAGCGGTTTAATCAACAAATGTCTGACCTTGAAAAGATTTATCGGGGACCTTATTTGCTTGCGGCTGCTCCTGACGAAAAAGGTGCGTTTGACGACTACCCCGATAGTTTGGCTATTGCTTGTCAAATGAGTACGCAGGATACTATGCCGACCATTTTGGTGGCAGATAATCCTTTTTTCCGTTGAAATATGATACCCTTATATACAAGTAACCCCAGTCCCTTTTGGAGGATTTTGTGAACGTAGCACCCGCCCCGATGTTCCCTGAGAAGTCGCCCACCATGTTTGAGCGTGGCTTTGCGCCATCAATCCCTATGAACAAAGGTCCTCTTCGTTTTGAAGAGGGTGTCGCAACTGACACCGATGTTCCTAATGATTTCGCACAAGGCGCATACATGGACACCGCTCCATCGCCATTGCGTATGAACCATAACAACCCAGAGATGTTCTACAAGTACCCAGAGCAGACAATGCAAGAGCGTGCTCACGTAGGTGCCGCTTCATGGATTGAAGCCCCTGCGGTCCTCTCAGAGTTCGTACAGGGCGCTGTAGCAGGCGATGGCATGCCAACCTTTGAATATGAGTACAACACGGGTGGACACATGAACCGTCCAAACCCAACTGTAGTTTACGACTAAATAATGGACTACGGCGAAGCACCAACTCCTGGTGCCGCCGAAGACTCTGAACCTGCGCCGTACCAAACGTCACTGCGTATCCAGAGTGCTGAAGGTGGTATACCTATTGCGGCAGTATACGCTGGTTTTAAAACTACGTATAACTTCAAACCTGCGGCTGCTGCTAGGCGTATGGCTTTTGCAGAGGCTGCGGCACATTACAAATACTTTGAAGCGGCTACAGCCATTCATAACCCTTTTGTACCACCACGCCGTAGTCCAAAAGGCGGTATTGACCGCCAGCGCCGTTTAACAGGAAATGGTGAAATCTTCACAGACCCACTGGATGCTTTTAAACCTCAGCGGTTTAAATCTACAAAACTCAACGACCCTTCACGCCTAACCTACAAATCAGGTGGACCAAGTCGTTGGGAGAAAAAAGGTTTGTCCGCTTACCGTGCGGCTAACAGAGATAACATTGATGGAGTACCAGACTGATGGCACGTAGAAAAATTGAAGTAACACCTTCTGGTATCAGTGTAGTTCGTGATTTGCCTACAATGGAAGAAGTAGTTAATAGCGTACCGACTGCCGATTATGAAGATGCCCTCAGTAATATTCCTGACATCATGGCTCATTGGAATAAGTTTAAAGTAGAACGTGGTGGTGGAGCAGGCTTAGATATGATTTCTGGCATTAACCCAGGAAAACAATTTAACCTTAAACTTTCTAAAAACGCATCACACCCTTCTGAAGAAGTTGCTCGTACCCATCAGATGGCTATGTCATTGGCACAAGGTGCCACTAGTGGTGTTATGGAAACATGCGCTAGTTGTCGTACACCTGGTTGTACTGCTATTTGTAATGGTTCTTCTGGAAAGATGGCTATTAATGGGGGAAAGAATAGTGCTGAACGGGCCAAGCAAATACGTACTCAGTATTGGGCTGAACACACCCAATATGCAGGTGCTTTAGCAGTAGCACAATCTCGTCAAGGAGCCGCTGCTGCCCGTTCTATTGGTATGATTCCAGCGCTTCGTGGAAATATGTGGCAAGACGTTGATTGGCCTAGCACAACGCTTGCTGACCCATGGATTCACGCAATGACTGAAAAAGCGGGTCCACATCGTGCTGAAGGTATTGCACAAGATTACCCTCTTTTAACACACACCAATTACACTAAAAATACTTTTAATAGAAACTTACGTCCTGGAGAATCAGAACCAGACGCTAACTACCCAGATAACTATAAGATTACAGGAAGTATTAGCGAACAAACACCTGTAGAACGTGTACGTGCTCGTGAAGGGTCTGGTGGCACAATGCATGGAGTTGTTTGGGCTACCCCATCACAAGACAAACCATCACAATGGACAATGGAAGATTCTTCAGGAGACAGGGAAACTTTTCCTTCGTTTAACGCAGACAACATGGATGCCATCATGCACAACAGAGCAATCGGCAATGTTGGCGTTGGTTTACTCCGTCACAAACAAACTGCGGGATTGCAAACTCTTAAAGGCAGGGCTAACAACTCCAGTATGGTAAGACCACTAGACCCTGACGCACCTGTGGGTAGCCCAACAGGAATCCCTAGGGCTTATGCATCTCCAGAAATTATGGCTAGTAAACTAGCAGAACTTAAAACTGAAGACGGTCCATCTATGCCTGTCCGTCCTTCCCGTAGTGGCGCATTCCGAGGGTAACTCATGGACCCTGCAATCGCTTCCATTGTTGTCGCCATTATTGGCCTCTTTGGAACTGTTGCCGCTGTTGCCATAAAAGAGTTTAAAGACATGAAGAACACAAACTCTGCTGACCATGGTGTTGTCATGTCAAAACTAAATAAAGTTCAAGACACTGTGGAAAAAGTTGGGGACAGACTTAATAGCCACATTGATACACATCAAAAGAATTAATCTGCTAACATAATCCTGACCACAATCATGTACTAGTTCATGATTCGGAATAAGGTTAGGAAATATGGATAACAAAAAGCCCATGAGCCTCACAGAGGCTTTTGCTAATCCAAAAGCGGGAAGGGACAACACTGACTGTAAGTTGATGCGTATCCGCCCAAATTTGGATTCGCAAGACCAAGAAACTCTTGACAGAGTTGTAGACGCAATCCGCTCAGACATTGGTAACGGTAAATCAAAAACATATAGTGTTTCGTGGTTACACCGTGTTCTTAAAAACTTAGGACAATCAATATCCACAAGTAGCATCCAACGGCACATTAACGGAAGTTGTGGATGTGGGACAACTAACTGAACAGTTTACTCCACAGTATGGTCCATCATGGGACCCAGTACGTCAAGGTCCTGCAATCAAACTTCCAAAGGTTACTGTAAAGTCCACACTTTCTGATTGGAAGAAATGTGTTGTATTACCTGACATTCAAGCAGGGTTCTTTAGAGGACGAGATGGTAATCTCACACCTACTCATGACCCACTTGCTATCTCTTATGCAGTAGCAGTTGTTAAGGCAGAAAAGCCTGACATCATTGCATTAAATGGTGACAACACAGACTTTCCAGAATTTGGTAAGTACCGTCTAAGCCCTGCGTATGCGTTGACAACACAAGCAACTATTGACTACATGACTACTCTTTGTGCACAACTACGAGATGTGGCTCCGTATGCTCGTATTGTTTGGATTGAAGGTAACCACGAGGCACGCCTTACAAACTCAATCTTAGACAATGCAAAAGCATCTTTTGGATTAAAGCAAGGTAACAGACCAGATAGTTTTCCTGTGCTTTCTGTGCCCTTCCTGTGCCGTTTGGACGACTTTGGTGTTGAGTACCTTGCTGGATACCCTGCAAGTCAACTTTGGTTAAACAACCGAATTAAAATTATTCATGGTCACAAAGTTGCTTCAGGTGGTTCTACTGCCCACAAGTACCTAAGCACAGAGAAAGTTTCTGTTGTGTATGGACATATCCATCGCCGTGAATGGGCAGAGCGCACACGCCAAGATTGGGATGGAGCAAAAACAGTTGCTGCTATTTCATTTGGTTGCCTTGCTCGTGTATCAGGCGAAGTACCTTCAACTAAAGGTGGTATTGACCTTGATGGTCGTCCACTTACAATCGTGGAAGACTGGCAACAAGGCTTAGGAATTATCCACTACAAGGAAGGTGACGGTCCGTTTCATCCTGAAATGCTCCCAATCCACGATGGAACAATGTTCTATAAAGGAAAAGTGTTCGGAGAATGACAACTATTGTCGGAATACAAGGTGATGGCTACGCCATAATCGCTAACGATTCACGCATTTCGGATACTGACTCAAATGGTTTTGTATCACGGATATCTACAGTGCGCCCTGGTTCTGGCAAAGTTGCCAAAAACGGCAAATACATTATTGGAGCGGCTGGGGACATGCGTGCAATTAATCTTTTGCACCATGTCTTTACCCCTCCAGCACCCCCAGCAACTCTTCTTGGTGTGCGTTTAGACAAGTTTTTTACTTCAAAGTTTATTCCTGATTTACGAGAATGCTTTGATTCACAAGGTTATTCTGCCCCTACTAATGACCAATCAGACCACATTGCAGAACAAGGTTCATCAATCCTTGTTGCTATCCACGGTGTCATCTATGTCATTGACAGCGATTACTCGTGGGCTTCGGACAACAATGGTCTCTATGGGTTGGGGACGGGGGGACCATACGCACTGGGTGCTCTTAAGGCTCTTTTTCCCAAGAAGAAGTTGACTGCTACCCAAGCGAAAAGTCTTGCCTTGAAGGCCCTTACCGTTGCTGCTCATTACGACCCTCATACAGGTCCTCCGTTCTATGCACAGATTCAAGAGCAGTAAGTCTCTAGATACAGTATTATTAAAGGATACCCTATCACAAGGAGCATTCATGGCTACGAAGAATCAACAGGTCGCAGACCAAACGCTAAAGGGTGCAGTTGTTGGCGCACTTTCTTATTTCCTTGCTAAGGCAAACATTGACCCAGGCGCACAAGCCGCAATCATGCCACTTGTTATTACAGGTCTTGCATATGCAAGCACCCTCGTTGGTGACAAGGGCACTGCTAACTTCCTTACCAAG